CAACTGTCACCCAACTGTCACACCCATCGTGTGACAGTTGAATGGATGAGCTCGGCTGCTCGTAAGTCTATGATCTATATAGAGATAAAAAAAAATTTGGTTATCATATTATGAGAGAATCCCCCAACTGTCACACTGTCACAGGGGTAATACCCCCTAGATCATTTATTAGAAGGGACTCACCGAAACAGTGGGCCTTATAGGACATGGCGGCCCCGGAGAGGGCTGGTTTCTGGGAACGCCAACTTTTCATGTGACAGTTGTGACAGTTGCCCTCGGCGGGGTCCAGTATTGCACGGGACGCGGGCACCGCGTAGCCTTCGGGCTATGCCCACTGCCACCACCACGCGCGCCCCCGCGCCCCAGCGCCCTCGCATCGCGGAGGACGTGATCCAGGCCGAGCTGGTGCGCTGGTGCCGGTCCCATGCGGACGCGCGGCTGCACCGCATTTTCCACATCCCGAACGGCGGGCAGCGCGATGGCCGCTCGGGTGGGCTGATGGTCGCCCTCGGCGTGCGGCGTGGCATTCCGGACCTGTTCCTGCCGCACATGACCACGCGGCAGGTGGCAGGCATGGCGGTGCCGGTCGGCGGGCTCTGGCTGGAGATGAAAGCGGCCGACGGCGTGACCAGCCCGCAGCAGAAGACGTGGCTGGCGTACTTCGACGCGGCGGGCTACGCCACCGCCGTCGCGTACAGCCTCGAGGAGGCCCAGGCGGCGCTGTGCGGGTATCTGGGCATCCCCACGCGCGGGAACGCGGGGGCCGACACGGGTGACTGAGCCGCCCCTGTCCCCTTTCCTCTCCCGCGTGGAGGAGGCCCGACCCGTCGTGGTGGTCGCCCCGCCGGTGGAGCCCCTGCAGGAGCCGCTGGAGGCGCTGACGGCCTTGCCGGTAGGGGATGGGCGCAAGGCGCGCGGACGGCCCCGCTCCGACGTGGTGCGGGCGGTCGGCACCTCCCAGCGCGGGGAGATGGTGCGGAGTGCGGTCACGGCGGCGAAGGGGGTCGAGGCCATGAAGGAGGCGAACCGACTCAAGCGGGAAGCGGCGGCAGCGGTCGGGCAGTCCTTGACGCGCAACGTCCCGAAGCGGACCCCGCTGGCCGTCAAGGAAGCGTGCCTGCTGGCCTTCGACGAGCGCATCCCGATGCTGATGGAGATCGCTGACACCGCGCCGCTCATGGCCGACCGGATCCGCGCCATCGACCTCTTGGCGCGCTACGGCGGGCTGGCGACTGTCGAGCTCACCCTCGACCGGCCCGTGGCGATTGCGATCATGGGGCTGGACATGGCTCCACCGCTCGCCCCGATGGGGGATGGGCGCGAGATCGGCGTGGTCGAAGCGCCGTTGGCGTCGTGACCCGCGTGCTCAAGCAGCGCGAGGCGCTGCCGACCACCCTCGACATCCGGCTCTCGCCCCAGCAGCGCGCGGTCCTCGCCAAGCAACGGCAGCACCGCTTCCTCGTGCTGATCGCGGGCCGTCGCTGGGGCAAGACCCGCTTCGCGATTGCGGTGCTCGCGATTGCCGCCGCCGAGAAGCCGAAGAGTCGGAACTGGTACATCGCGCCAACGCGCGAGATGGCGAAAGACATCTGCTGGGACGTGCTCCTCGAGGTGATGCGTCCGCTCATCGTCGCGGTGAACGCCACCGAGCTCACGGTGACGCTCGCCAACGGCTCGACGATCACCCTCAAATCCGCCGACGAGCCGGATCGCTTGCGAGGCCGCGCGCTCGACCTGGTGGTGCTGGACGAATTCGCGCAGATCGCGCGCGAGACGTGGGACGCGGTGATCCGACCGGCGCTCGCGACCACGCAGGGGAAGTGCGTCTTCATCGGCACGCCGGACGGGCGGGGGTGGGCGTATGAACTCTTCCGCGCGGCGCAGCAAGACACGACGGGGTACTGGTGCGCGATTGCCCAGACGACCGCGCAGGGCGGCTTCGTGCCGCAGGAAGAACTGGAAGAGGCGAAAGCCTCGATGGATCCGCGCATCTACCGGCAAGAGTTCGAGGCCACGTTTGAGTCGGCGCTCGGGCGCGTGCATGACGCGTTCCTGTGGGCCCCGCACCCAGCGGGCAATGTGAGCGCGGACGTGTCAGACGATCCGCTGCTGCCGCTGTTGGTGGGCATGGACTTCAACGTGCATCCCATGTCGGTGTCGCTCGCGGTGAAGCGCGGCAAGCAGTTGCATGTGTTCGACGCGTGGCAAGTGCCGACCTCGAACACGGAAGAAATCTGCACGATGCTGGTGGACCGCTACCCGAACCGGCTGGTGCGTGTGTACCCCGACCCGTCGGGCAACGCGCGCAAGTCGAGCGCGCCGGTCGGCCAGACAGACTTCACCATCTTGCGCCGCCACGGCTTCAACGTCCTCGCGCCGATGAAAGCGCCAGCGGTCGCGGATCGCATCAACGCGGTGAACGCGCTGCTGTGCAACGCGAAGGGGGAGCGCAACCTGCTGATCCACCCCCGCGCGGTGACGCTGCTCAAGTCGTTGGACGGCTTGGCGTACAAGCTGGGCACGAGCCAGCCGGAAAAGGCCGGGGGCTTCGACCACGCGTGCTTTGATGGCGACACGCTGGTGGAGACACCCGCTGGGGTAGTGCCTATCGCCTCGCTGCCGCCCACGGGCGAGATACGCGGCCCGACCGGCGAGTGGGTGTCGTATGTCGGCGCAGGCATCACGAAGCGCAACGCGGAAGTGGTCGAGGTGACGTTCGCGTCAGGCTATCGCGTGATCTGCACGCCTGACCACCAGTGGCTGACGACACAGGGGTGGATGCGCGCGGTGGACATGGATGCGACCACCGATTACATTGAGGTATGCGATATACAATCCTCAGTGACACGAAGCAGCAGTTCGACGGCCTCACCTACTATCGGTGCGGCACCTACTTCCAGCGCGCTGGCGTGCGGCTGCATCGCGCTGTGTACCTCGCGGTGCATGGGGCAATTCCCGATGGCGCACACGTTCATCACGTCGATGGCGACCCAGCCAACAACGCACCGGACAATCTCGTCGCCATCCACCCCGCAGCGCACGGCGCGCTTCACGGCAGCGAGCCTGCACGACAAGACAACGCCCGACGAGCACTGGGACACGCACGCGACGCCGCTGCCGCATGGCATCGCAGCGATGCCGGTCGCGCATGGCACCGCGAGCACCATGCCCAGCACAGGGATGCACTCTATCGCACCCTTCGCGCCGTCTGCACCCACTGTGGCGGCGAATACGACACCACCCGCAGAGTCAAGACTGCATTCTGTTCACGCAACTGCAACGCAGCCGCACGCCGCGCATCCGGCGTGGACAATACGACCAGAACTTGCACGCATTGCGGCGCAGCGTTCACCTGCAACCGCTACTTCGCCACACAGCACTGCAGCAAGCGGTGTAGCGCGTTCACACGGCAGCATCGTCTCCGTTCGTCCGGTTAGCGCGCGGGATGTGTACGACGTGTGTGTGCCCGATGTCGGTGCGTTCGCACTGGCGTCGGGCATTGTTGTGTCCAACTGTGACGCGCTGGGCTACCTCGTCTGGACCGCGTGCAATCCGTTGCGCGACTATCGCATCGACCTCGCCTCATTCTCCCGCTGACCCCGCTGACCATGCCGCTCCAAGCGCCGGAATCTTTGCCTGACTTTGTGAAGCCTGTGGTGGCCGCGCTCAGGCCTGCGCGCCGCCGCTCACTGCTGCTGTGTGGCGGCACCGACGCGGTCCACGCGGCGGGCGAAGAGGTGCTCCCGAAATGGACCGGCGAAGAACCGGCGGCGTACAAAGTGCGGAGCACGCTGACGGAAGTCTTCGACGGCTACGGGCGCACGCTGGAAGCCGCTGTGGGGCTGTTGTTCGGGGCAGGACTCGACATTGCGGACGACTTGCCCGACGCGTTGGCGGTGCTGGACACGGACGCCGATGGCGAGGAGACGACGCTTGACACGATTGGGCGACGGCTCGCGACGCATTACGTGCGCGAGGGGGTGGCGGCGGTGCTGGTGGACTTCCCTCGGGTGGACGCGCCAGGGACGCTGAGTGTCGCTGATGTGCAGGCGCAGGCGCTGCGCCCGTATCTGGTGCCGATCAGTGCGATGCAGATTCTGTCGTGGCGCGAGGCGCGGCGTGGCGCGGAGAAGTTCCTCACGCAGTTGGTGATCGCGGAGAACGTCGAGGTGGAAGTCGATGCGTTCGGCACGAAGACCGAGACGCACTATCGCATCTTCCGCCACGACCTCGCGAGCGACGAAATCACGGTCGAGGTGGTGAAGCTCGTCGATCAGAACAACATGAAAATCATCGTCGTGGTGCAGCCGATGTCGCGGATCCTCGGGCCGGATCGCATCCCGCTGGTGTGCTCGCCGCTGACGAACGGGCCACCGCTCGACCGGCTGGGCTGGCTTAACATCGGGCACTACCGTGTGAGTGCGGACAACCGCTACCTGATGAGCATCTGCCACGCGCCGACGCTGACGATCACGCACAGCGACTTTGAAGACAAGACCAAGGTCAGCATCGGGCCGAACGCCGTGATGCGCCTGACGGGCGAGCAGGAAGCCTCGTGGCTGCAGGCGGATCCCAACGCGTTGCTGTCGTCCGAAACGACGATGCAGCGGATCTCGGATCAGATGGCCGCAATTGGGATGGCGTTCCTGTCGCGGGACAAGGCGTCCAACAAAGAGACAGCGACAGGCCGCAAGATGGACTCGACGGCCGACCGTGCGACGATTGGCTCGCTGGCGGACGCCGTGAGCGACGTGTTGACGCGGGCGCTTTCGATGGCAGGCCAGTATGTCGGCGTCACTGGCACGCCCGAAGTGCTGCTGGTGCCGGACTACGATGTCGCGCGGATGGACGCGCCGACGATTTTGGCCCTTTCGACCCTTGCCACGCAGCACCAGATCACGCTCGAGACGCTGCTGACGACGCTCAAGGCGGGCAACGTGCTGTCTGACGCGCTGGATGTCGAGGCGGAAGTGGCGGGCGCACTGGTGGCGCGCGCGGATGATCCGGCGCTCGACACCAACATCGACGGGCAGTTGCCAATGGGGTCACCGAAGAAGTCGCCCAGCAAGCCGATCACATGACCCCAGAGCAACTGGAGCGGGTGCTGCGCGGGCTGTCACCGCCCGTGCGCGCCGCGATCTTGGCACAACTCCTCCAATGGAAGCGGTCGGCGTCCACGGCCGACCGAGACGCGCTGGAAGCGGCTGTGGCCTCGGGCAGTAGCGGGCAGGTGGCACGGCTCGTGCTCGGGCCTGCGCTGCCGCTCGTGGCGCTCACGACCTTGCCCAACGTGTCGGCTCCCGGCGCACTGGGCGCGCCCAGTGTGACCACACCGTCAGAGCGGGCGGTAATCCGCACCGTGGCACAGGCGTACACGACGGCCGAGCGGGTGGGGGAGCGGTTTTTGCCCAAGCCGCCGGGTGGGGGGTTCCCGAACGTAGTTTCGGGAACCCCCCAAGGTCCGCTGATCATTCTGGACGCGCCAGGCTCGCCAGCGGCGGCGGCACGGGCCACCGCCTATGCCAATGACGCCGTGACCTATCTCCGCGCCGAAGCGGTCGCAGGGGTCACGGCAGCGGTGCAGGCGGGGCTGGAAGCGGGCGTCAACCCGCGTGAGGTCGCGCGAAGCATTCGCGCCGTCGTCGGCCTTGGCGAGGCGCAGGCCGCGTGGGTGGCGAACCTCCGCGCGGAACTTGTGGCGGGAAAGCTGGAGCAGGCGCTCGACCGCAAGCTGATCAACGGCACGCTGCGCCAGACCATCGCCGCGCGCCTCCGAAACGGGAAGCGGCTCACGCCCGCTGAAATCGACCGGATCGTGATGGGCTACGGCGACAAGTGGCGGGCGTGGCACGCAGAGTCCGTGGCGCGGACCATGACGCTCGACCTTTTGCGGGGCGGGCAGATCCGCGCGGTGCGCGCGGCCATCGCGCGAGGGGACTACGACGGGCTGCGGGTAACCAAGCAATGGGTGACGCGGCTTGACGGGCGCGAGCGGGACAGCCACCGCGCGCTGGACGGGACCACCCAGCCGATCAACGGGTTTTGGTACGACGACGGGGTGCTGCGAGACGTGCC